TCCAGCAGGAATACCATCATCGGATCAGCCCCCATTGCGACGCCGTGAACGCCAGCGGGCGGCTGACGCCGAACGTCAGGGTCAGGCCCTCGGCGGTCATGACGTGCAGCCCGGCGACCACCCCGACAATCCGGCCGTCGCCGTCAAAGATCGCTGCGCCCGAGTCGCCGAAGAAAATGGGTAACTCGTACAGCATTACCGCGTGTCCATTTTCCTTGGACGGCCCGGAAACGTACCCTTTTCGGTACACATCTCGGTCATCGGCGGGGTTGCCGAGCACAAACACCGACTCGCCCTGTACGCCAGTGGCGTAGTGGTGGACGTAGTGCGCAAAGGCAATCGTCTGCCCAACAAGGGTATGATCCTGCCCATCTTGCGCGATCCACAGCACCCGCGTGGGCTTGCCGTCAATGCTCACCAGCGTGTCATTGGCGAAACAGTGCGACGCGCTCAATAACGTGTGAGGCCCCACGGCCGTCGCCGAACAGGTGCCACCCTTGAAGGTCAGTAGGTGTTCGGTTTGCCGAGCCAGCGTCAAGGGATTGCCATGCGCATCCGGAAACCGAATTCCCATGGCCGTCAACATCATTGCGCACGAGACAACGACGGCCACGGCCCCGATGGACATCAGTGCAAACGGCAGCCAGAAGCCACCAAGTGCCCGGCTAATTTTCACTGGACACCCTCAAGACATAGCGCGCGTTCAGCGGCGCGCCGCTTGGCAAGGCCCGGCAGTACCTGCCCAGCAGCCTTGTCGTACCACATGAGGCTGTCGCAACCGCCCCGGATGTTCCCGGCAGCGATGCGGTCAAGAATCTTTCGGCAACCCTTGCGCCCGAGGTTGTAGCATGCGTCCGTCAGGGCGGCGATGCGTGGATCAGGCTGTTTGCCGACGATGGCCACCACGTAGCGTTCCGTCGTCGCCATCTCTTGCGTCAGCCATGCCTTGCACTGGGCCTGCGTTGCCGTCATGCCGGGATACACGCCCTGCGTGCGGCCGTAGCAAATGGTCGGCACGCCGCCCACGTCTTGGTAGGCATGCAATCGCAGCCCTTCGTAATGCGCCGCAACGGCCGTGGCGAGCATGGCCGCACCCGCGCCACCCAGCGCGAGCTTGTGTATCCCACGCACTCGACTCACGCACTCGGTGGAACGGTCGGCTTGGGGCGCGCCACCTTGGCTGCCCGCCATTCGTGTATCCACTTCCAGACGAGATACGCGCCCTGCAACACCGTGTACACAAGCGCCGCGACATAGACCCAGGTTTGCAAGTCGATCCCCGCCAGTGTTACGGCCACTACGCCAAGGGGCGGTGTCGCCTTTGCGGCCTCTCTTGCCGTATGGCGGGCAACGTCCGCGTACATGTCACTTTTGCTCGACGGGCGGCGCGCTGCCGCCCGGGCCACCCACGGCACCGGTCGGAGGCGCAGGCGGTGTCGGCGACTTGCGCTTGAACCACACCACGGCCGCAGCAATGGCGACGATGACAACAACGGCGACGGCTATGTGCATGGTCTTTCCTCTGTTTTTGCAGGCTTGATAACGCGAATCTTGGCCAGCGCATCGACATCGGTGATGTCGCGCCACGCCCATGCCCCGCTGGATGACCGACACAGCCGGTACGTCACGTCCTTGGCCATGTCCAGCTTGAGCATCGGGGTCTTGAGTATCTTGGCGACCTTGGCCCAGCCGCCCGGCGCGACGTAGACGCGCCCTTCGTAGGTCATGAACTCGGCAGTAACCAGCGCCTCGATGGTGCCGTCGTCTTCCGGTTCGTCAGTCACGGGAATAGCTCACCCAACCATGGTCGCCTTGTGCCCAAGTGGAACGCGGCAAACTGGCTTCGTATGCGTCGAAACTGCCGAAAATGCGCATCAGCGAACGTTCCGCCGCGATTTCAGCGATGCCCGGCTCGTCGTCTGGCTTGTCAGTCATTGCGGCGGCGGGTTCGGCTCATGTGCGATAGCTTGGGCGCCACCTCGCGCTAGTGCGCAAGATATGGTGCATGGGGTGCCGGTGACGCCTCCGGCGCTGCTTTGACAGCCGATTAAAAGTCCGACCGGTTATGGCTCGGCTATCAAGCCCGCTTGGCTTGGTCCACGCCGTAGGCTGTGCCGGACAAAAAGAAACCCGCGACATGCGCGGGCTTTTGATTCACTGCAACCATTATACAAAACGGGCGATTTATGGGAGTTGAGAATCGACGTGCAAACATCTCGACGCTTCCTCGTACAAGTAGCCCCGGAAAATATCCACGGCATCCATGAATTCACGCGCCATGGCATCGCGCAACCGCGAGTAGGTCTTATTCGACACGCCGTATTCTTCGGCCATCCACAGCGCCGGCTTGGGGTATGAGCCGGTAATGGTGCGCGCCATGGCATCCTGCGCGGCTTGTACCACCCACACTCCCTGTTTGCGCACCAGCGCTCGGCCGTCCGGGCGCACCGCAAGCAACATGGCCAACCCTACGCCAGTGGCGTACTCCACAAGCGCCACGTCGTGTTTGGAGGTTCCATTGATGAGTTTGCGATAGGCCTCCCACGCCGGGAACGGCTTGCGGAATCGGGCTTGCGCACACGATGCAGCGCTGATCGCAGTATCGCTAAGCTCGTCTGGCGCAAACATCAAGTCGTAGCCGCGTGCCCGGATTCCGCGCACCGCCCAATCCCCGTCCGATTGCAAGGTTTCACTGCGGTTGATTTCCGGTTGGGCGCTCATGCGGCGATCCTCTTGAGGGTCGCGCGTTCCGGCTCGGATGCCACTGATTGCGACCAACGCTTGCACGTGATGCACTTCCAGCGCTTGTAGAGCCGCGTCGCAGATGACTCGTAACCACGTGCCTGCAACTTCTCACTACCACAGTGCGGGCAGACGCGGCCGCCAAGGATTGCGGCATTGACCGGTGCCGACACCCAGCCGCGCGCATGCAGTTCGTCGTAGACCGCTTCGGTCAAGCGCGTGTCTTGAATGTTGTACTTGCGCATGCGCTCCATCGCCAGGCGGTCACCGGCCAGCACCTCATCCCACAAATCCCAACCGCCCGTCTTGATCTTGCGCCCCACCCCTAGCCAGCGCGCCACGAAGTCAAGCTTGTAGCTCGGCAGCCGCGCATGCCGCTTGACCGCCTTCATCAGGTCGAATTTCTTGAACGGCGCGGGCTGCGGAAACTTGTGCTCGATGAAGCAGCGCTCCAGCCACGGAATATCGAATTTGTCGGAGTTCCATCCCATCACCGCGTCCGCCTCATCAAACAGCGCGTGGGCGGCGCGCACCATGGCGTGCTCACCATCGCCCCACTGGCTCGCGAAGTGCATCTTCCGCTCGCCATGGAACTGGGCCGCGAAACACAGCAGACCATCCGGTTTTTGAATTTGGCTGATCGCGATGTTTTGACCCCAGATGCCCCAGTGCCGCGATTCCATCGGGCGCGTTTCGATATCGATCGTAAGGAGTTTCACGGCAATCTCCACGGCGTCGCGCAGTGCGGCGTGACCGGATTGCCGTAGTCGCCCGCGCCATCCGCGATGGCCGCAGCGAAGGCGTTGCCGGAATTGGGTAGGGTCTTACCCATAGTAAGAACGGCGCAGCCGGGGCGCGTGTGCGGCGCCGTCGGCGTCAGCCGCATCTCAAGCTCCGCCAGCGCGCGCCATGCCACTTGTGCCAGTGCATGGATTGGGTCGCAAGCGGGATCGAGCGCGTCCACCAGATGCCGCACCAGCGCGTCCAGTTGATCGGTTGACTTCGACTTGTCCCAATGCAACGGGGCGCCGGGATGGTGTTGCTCGTTCCCTTCGCGGCTTACGTTTGCCACTTGCGCCAGTGCGCGTGGGAAATAAGCGATGACACCTGAAAAGATAGGCAGCCGCTTGCGCGCCGCCGCATCGGTGGGCAGGATCATGGGCGATTCCCGAAGTGGGTACGATTGAACCAGCGCCGCAGGCAGTAGCTGCGCGTCAGCGAGATGGCGGTGAACACCAGGCCGATGCCGAACGCCTTGGCCGCCGTCAGGGTATGGAACCCGAACTGCGGCAGGATCAGCATGTTCGCGGTCCAGTTGCTCGCGAAGCCGACGAAGATGTTGGCCCACGACTCCACGAACGATCCGAGTTTCGTTTGCGACATTCCGCGTCACCTCTGCTGCTTGGGTGACATGCAGATTGCGCCACAAAAGGAAACCTATGCGGAAACCACCCTTTCCATTTTGGTACGCACGATGCGATTGAATCTCTTGCGCGCGGCCTGCCTGCTTATCCCGTGGCGTTTCGCCATCGCGTCAGACCCGTGGCTTCGGTAATCCATTTCGTACTGCGCGTTCCCGCGTTCTTGCGCTTCCGACGTGATGCCGACGACATCCATGTAGCGGGCGATATCTTCGGCTGATTCGCGCGGGATTCCGAAGTCGCGCACTAGATCGTCCTGAACCCTCAACACGTAGCGCTCGAACAGCGAGTAGTTCATGGGTCATCCCCGTCAATCTGCACCAGCACGGCGTAGTGCTTTGGCCGTGCACTGCGCGCCTGTTCATAGCGCCATTCGACGCGCGGATCGTTGTCCTTCACGCCCAAACGGTCCGCAATGCCATCCCGTAATCCCTTGCAAGCACTGCGTAAGTTGTCGTCATCGAGCCGGCGCGGAGCAATCCGGGTCAGCGTGACCACGCACGGCAATGGGTGCGGTGGAATCGCCAACGCCGCCATGCGGTGTGCCTTGACACGCCGCGCCCTGCGCGCCCAGTGCTCACGCAGGTTGGCGACCGATTCGAGCCTCAAGGGCAGTTCCACGATCATGCGGCCTTCCCTAAAAACTTCTTGGTGACATACGCGATCAACACCGCCGGATGATGTCGCACGATTTGATACAGCGTTCGGATCATTCCCTCGGCGTGGCACAACCGCACGAAGTCGGTTTCGAGCTTGCGCGTGCGGCGGTCACATTCTGCGTGGCACGCATGGCAGGCCCATGCGCCTTGCCAGTCGTCGGGTTTCTCGCCAGCTCCGCACGTTCCCGCCAAGCGATAGTGCGCAAACACAGTGGTTGCCGGGTCGTGGTTGCAAATACCGGGCAAACGCACCATGCAGGGCTTTCCGCGGGCTAGTTCGCGTAGGTTCATGCGATCAGCCTCGCTTGACGCTGTGCGTCCTCGATGCGGCGGCAGGCTATGTCGAAATACTTTCGCTCAAGCTCGATGCCGATGAACTTGCGGCCAAGGTTCATGCAGGCGACGCCAGTGGTGCCGCTGCCCATAAAGGGGTCTAGCACAATCTGGCCCGACGAGGCGTGGGCGCGAACAAACGTTTCCACCAATTCGACAGGCTTGATGTTGGGGTGGTCATCGTCGCGCGGCTTGGATATTTTTAGGACGTTTGGGATTGCCTTCACTTCGCCAGACCACGCCAGCTTGCCGCCATGCCGATGCGCCACCATCACCATCTCGTGCTCGCGCCGATAGCGCCATCCCAGACCCGGATTGATCTTGTCCCAAATGACGCTATGGAAAAACTGAAGGCCGTCCACATCCATGCGGTTCGCAATCCATGCGAACGTAGGGCGCGGACCGCCGCCGCCGCAGCAGCAGCAGCAGCAGCAGTCCGCCCGAAGAATGCGGGCCGCCTCGCGCAATGCAAAATCGACTATCGATCGCATCCCCGCTTGGTCGTCGTTTGCGATCGGTTGGTCCTCCAGCCCGCGATGCTTATTTAGCCGCGCGTTCCAATCGCCGTCATGGTTGGCGTGGCCGTATGGAGGATCGGTCCAAACCATGTCAACCGACTCATTCAGCAACATCGGCAGAACGTCGCGGCAATCGCCCAAGTGCAGCGTGGCGTTGCCGATCACTACGCGCTCTGCCATCATGCGGCCTCCCGCATCGAATCAGGGTCGGCGATGAAAATGCCGTGCTGGGCCGCGAATCGCTGCACGTGATCCACGTATTCGGCAAACTCCATCGTCGTCAGCACGCTGCGTTTCCCGCTCGCATCTCGCGTCGTTGAGCGCACCGGCACGCGTTCGATGCCGTCCGGAAACTTGCGCGACTTCGGAACGCGCTTGTCCGTCCATCCGAAGTGCTCGCCCAGCAAGAACTCATGCACGTCCGCTACGTCATAACCGGTGGCGTCGCACAGCGCTTTGTACGCGACGCCGAACAGGTACGCGTTTTGCTCGTCGCTGCGCCGCTTGCGGTACTGTTCAACCGTGACTCTGATTCGTTTACCCGGCACTGCGGCCAAGACGAACGCGCGCAGGTTGTCGGCGATGCGATCGCGGTTGATTTCAGGCAAAACGAACGATTGGGCGATCATGCTTTCACCCCATCGCGGCGGTATTCGGCCCACGGGCCAGCGTCGCGGCGCCCAACCTTTTCGCCTTGCGCGTTTTCGGCGTATGTAATCGCATGTCCGCGCGTTCCTTCGCTGCACGGCATCCCCTCTCGCAGCGCCGCGAGCGATCCGGCGCCGAATCGCGTCTCTACCGTCCGTTTCGCAAACTCAGCGCGGTTGTGCATGGCTTGCCCACTCCTGAAACGCGCCTGCTATGCGCTGGCCTGCTGTGCTCTCAGCGGGGTCGAACTCGCGAATGAATTTGAGCCATCTGAAAGCGGTGGCGCGAGAACATCTCAACAATTCCTGCATTTCTGTGGCGCTGCTGGGCGGGTTTTTCAAAGTGCCCAGCAGATAGGCGACGGCCGTGGCTTTCATTGTTTCGGCTCTCCGGGAACATGCTGCCAATCGAATGCTTTCAGCTCTGACATCGAAGCAAACACATGACGCGGCCCAAAACCTCGCAACGCCGCAGCGGTTGTATCCACATTGCCGGTTGCCTCATGCGACGCCAGCGGGTAGCCAAGCCGTGAGCGTGTATGCGGATCAAGCCGCGATGCGTAGCGCTTATGGACGAACTCGAACCGGTCAGCGGCGCATACTGGGCGCTTTGGGTTGATGTCGGCGCCCATCAGCTTGCGCATGTGGCAGATGCCGATGTAACCCGCGATTTCATCGTCTGCCGTTGGCTCGCGCCGGACGTTTGGCGCCGACCCTAGATACGTGCGACGCGCATCGCTGGGTTCCGGAATGTGCTGAACTGAAACGGGTTTATGCGGCACGGTGATATTTCCCTTCGATGAACTTTGCGTAATTGGCTGGCTTGGTCAGCCATTCGAGGTCGGCGCGGAATGGAGGTCTGCCATCACGACCCGGTCTTTTACCCATCAGGAAATCCGACTTGCGGACATCGGCGAAAAACGCCGACCAGTCGTCCAGCGTTTCCAGGTCTTCGCGCCATCGTTGTTGCAGGTAGCCGCGCCGCGTGGGCGTCAGCTTTTCGCAGCGGGGAAGCTCGGGCAGCTTTGCGTGGTACAGGTCAACGATGCGCTGCGCTGGGCAATTCGACGCGCTCGGCGGCGGCGGGTCCGAAGAATTCGGACGAGTAACCCCCTCAGGGGTTACTAATACGCCTCCGTCTCCGCCTCCGACTACGCCTCCGCCTAGGTGCGCATTTGCTAGCAATTGCTCGCAATTGATATCAGGCGTTGGCAATGGATCAGGAAACTTAGACTTTGCGCGCACTTGCTGACCAAACTTAACGATTTGCAGGTATCGCTTCCCGTCCGATGCCGGGTACACCCTTACAAGGCCCGTTTCGACGCAACAGGTCAGCCACTTGCCAATGTCCGAGTCGGATACACGATCAAGTTTCAATGGATACGCCGCGGCCCGAATCAGCTTCGGGTTTGCGTAATACCTTCCATGGTCGTCGGCGATCGAATACAGCCTCCTGTAGAACACTTCCTCGTGAGAGCCAAGCCGATCAACGGCCTCGCTCGTCAAGATGCCATCCCGAAGAATCCGATTAGGCATCAACGTCCTCCACCCGGTCACCTTGTGCCGGGTCGTTGAATTGTTCGGATAGCGAGGTCTTGGCATGCGCCAGGATCGCCCGTGCTTCGTCGCGTTCGCGCTTGTACTGGTCGCGCTCGCGGCAGGCTTGGGCCAACTGTTCGGTCAGCCCTTGGATGATTGCCGCAGCGGCGCTGATTGCGTGTTCGTTCATGCCGCCCTCACCCAGCCGGGCTCATAGCCGGACGGCGCGTACAGGTCGCTGTATTGCGATTCCGGCGACAGGGCGAGCTTCAGGTGCGAGCGCAGCCGCGTGATGGCCGCTTGATCGGCTTCCGGTCCATGACACTCGCGATCGGCGAGAAAACCGTCCAGCACACGTGCGTCGTGATCGGTGAGCGCGTGCAGGCTGCCATCTGGCATGGGAATGGCGATATTCATCGGGTTCTCCGGGTCAGCACCACACACGAAAGCCAACCGATCAGGAAGCCGGTGACCAAGCCGATGTAGCAAAATGCGTAGCTCATGGACGCCACCTCGGATCAAGGGCGATGCGCAGCAGGAACGCCGCGACCGTCACGCGGATATTGTGAATCTGTTGCAGGCGACAACGGGCTTCGAGGTGCGTCATGCGGCACGCAACCCATTGCGCTCGATGCGAGTCGTGATGGCCGAAAGCGTCTTGACGGCAGCGATGTACTCGCGCTGCAGCGTCGCGCGTTCGTCCTCGGGTTCAATCGGTTGCGGCTCGGCATAGCCGCATTCGCGAGCGATGTACGCCATCGCGGCGTGGCAACCGACTTTCCGGGATTCCTTCAGAATCCATAGCACCTGATCGGGCGCGAGCTTTTCGGCGCGATCCGGATTCAGCGTGTCAAGCAGCCAGCGCCGGGCGTCGTCAATCGACTTTTCCGGGCGCATCGCGTGGCCCACGGCCTTCGCGCCGCCGAGCGCACGGATACAGTCCTGCAGTGCTTCGGTAAGGGTTTCGTGGAATAACGATTGCTGGTTCATTGGGCTTTCCTGAACGTGGTTAAACCCGTTTCGGATACGTTCGGAAGGCCGTCCGTGGCCCAATAAAAACCCGTGCCGGCACGGAGGCTGGCGCGGGTCAGGCTGGTTTTGCTTGCTGCGTTTCGAGCTGGCGGAAATAGCCGGGCTTCAACACATACCGAAGTTTCAGCGCGTGCTTTTCAGGAATCGGCTTGTCGTCGGACCACATGACCACCGCAGTGCGGCCAATGCCGAGCGCCGTTGCAAGCTGGTCGGCCGTGCCGTACGCCGCAATCGCGTCTTGCTTGGAGATGTCCATGGCTGCGGATTGTCAGCATTCTGACGTTCAATGTCAAGCGTCTGACGCAGAACCGTGGCAGCGTTTGCGCATGAACGAAAAAGTCTCGCCAGAGGTGCTGGCGGCCCACGCCAAGATGGCACGCGAACGCGTGTTCGACACCCAAGAGGCCGCAGCGAAGGTCATTGGGTGTGGACGTACCACAGTGCTCAACTGGGAGAGCGAGAAAGACCCCAAGCCGATCAAAAACAGCCAGTACCAAGAGGCGGCGGCGAGTGCCTACAAGGTGCGTCTCAAATGGCTGATAGACGGCGAAGGTCCGGACGGCTACCCGCTCCGCGAAACAGAAACAAACCCAGATGCGGCCCCTACCCGTCCAAAGACGACCGACAATGACACGTTGAAGGGCAGTCTGCACGAGCTTCAGGGCGCCCTGACGGCGATCGCGCGCGTGATGGCTGGGACCAGACTAGACGTAGCTGACGCCTTACAGGTGGAATTGAAGGCTCTTCCGGCTGGACGATATCTTGAGATTCTTCTAGGCGTTGTCGAACGTGAGCACGCCAAACTGAAAGCTCGATCCCCGAAAAATCCTGGCTCGAAAGCTCAAGGATCAAAGAAACATAGTCGCGCATAGTTCCCCCACTCACCCCAGTGAAGCTCCGGCGCGGCTCACTAGGTGCGACACATTGCATGCACCGTCCACGCCAGAATCGTCAAAAAAAGTAAACGATTGTGGCAATCCCTGAACGGCCGCGATTGGCGATAAATTGTCCAGTTTTATGAATCTTGCCTGAATGCAAGTCAACAAGGTGACTTTTGCAGTGTCAGACTATTGACACGAACGTCAGAATGTTGACAATGGACTCATCGCCGATCCACGGCGGGGAGTCGGGTAGATGGCAAGCAAGTTCACTCGTGGACCTTGGCGCGCAGTGCGGAACACGATCCGCCGCCGCCCGATATGGGAAGTCCGCAACACCCACCGCGATCCCGTGGCCGTGGTCTACACGGGCCAAGCCGACGCCGAGTTGATGGCGCGTGCGCCGCGCCTGCTGGGCGAACTCAAACACCTGGTCGCAATCGTGCGCATGCGCGAGGGCGACTTGCGCGCGTCCGAACGGGCTGCACTTGCGCGGGCGCAGGCACTGGTCGAAGAACTCACGAGCTGAGGGGAATGAACATGGCAATTGTCACGACATACAAATTTAACGCCAGCGTGAGTGCTCGCGCCGATGCGGAAACCGTCCGCGTGGAATTCGGCGAAATCAGCAACTACATGCGGCTGAGCTTGGCCGAGGCCGTCACGCTCCGCGACGATCTCTCGCGCGCCATCACCGAAGCGGCGACGGCTGCGGCCAAGGCTGTGGAGGTGGAGGCATGAGCACGCAACCGCTTCGCGCCTTCCACGGCGATCCCGCAATTAAGGCCAAGTATCTGGCCCGCGTGCAAGCACACGCTGCCGCTGACCGGCTTATTCAGGGCACGGGT